GTTGCTCCTGTGTACTTTAGGTAAATATTATCTGCATACATTGTATCAAGGCTGAAAACATTTCCAGCCAATGAAATACCGGTACCGTTTGTATAGGTTCCCGCTCCGCTAATTTGTCCGAAGGTAATATTGTCGGTTCCTACAATGGGATCGGTAGAGTTAATACATGTCCATTGTGTGTTTTTATTAATGTTGCCATTTCTTACCAAAACAGTAGCACAACCTATTTCAGCAGACGTATCCGCATCTATTGCTCGTGTCCATAATCCGGAAGCTACCTGATAAATACCGTTATCGGTCGGTGTTATTTGGTTTTTAACTAATATCCTGTCACCTATGTTTAATGAAACGCTATCGACGGTCTGGGAGCCTGATAGCGTGATATTTGCAGTAGTTGCCGCTCTAACTTCTTGTTTCCAACTTAGGCCGGTGAAAAGATTATCAGCGTAGCTTTTATTTATTAAAGAGTTTCCATTAACGGGTATTAACGGTTGTTGAATATCCCCTGTTAAAACGCCACCGCTTAAGGGCAAATACCCGTTTGTTAAATCAGATAGTAGTGCAATAGTACCATTTTTATCCTGAAGTGTTTGAAAACGGTTGCCAGTTAATGTAGTGGATATTATTTTATTTGAAAACGTGCTGTTATTAATTGAGAAGCCGTCTTCCCAAATAGTAGATGTCAGTCCAGTAGTTCCTCCATTTACATATAATGACGGCCCTGCAAATACCTGAAGTCCAAAATTAATAAAACCATTTAGCAGTGGGTTGAATATTTGATTTCCAGCTAACGTTAATTCACCACTTCCGTTGCTTCTTGTAGTTAAATTACCTATAAAGCTATTTAATCCTGAATTTATATCATTAGTTGCTCCTGTATACGGAACGTACGTTGACAAATCTGTTAATCTTATCACATCATTGGATGCTCCGGGTACGTTTGTTACCTGCAAATGAGGCATATAACTTATAGGAGAATGGCTGCCATCGCCCAACTGCAATAGTATTGAATTATCAGAATCATTGTAAAAGCTATGATTCCCATTTCCGGAATGATAATTAATAACGCCGCCGCCGCCAAATACTATATTACCGGTGGTGGACGAAGTAATTGCATTATTGATTAAGGTTAATCCAGACGCGGTTATTGAATGAGATCCCAAATCAATGTTAGTTGTTGCTCCGGTATAAGGCACAAAAGATTCTATTATGCTATTCAGTGCTGAGTTATCACTAGGATCTCCAGCAATATCGCCAAAAGAAATATCGCCCCAGTCAGTATCAAAGTCATCGTTGCCTGCCTTTTTTAAAATCTGACCGGTATCACCACCAGTTGGAATGCCGGCGCCTATAAGCGAAATACTATCTCCCCAAATTCCGGTTGTCTTGGGCCCGAAAAGAGTATAGTTTGATGTATTTATGTAAAAATCGCCGTTTACGCCTGTTGTGGTATTAGATGGATTGGTCGCTCCGAATAAAATTGTATTACCATTTATGCCGTTCGTTCCGTTGACACCGGCTGTTCCCTGTGGGCCTTGAGGACCGGTAGCCATGGAAAAGACTTGGGCCCATGCACCTGCCGTTTTTTTATAAAAAATGCCGGTTAGGGTATTGATATAGCTATCGAGATCTTTCCCGATCGCCGGGCCTGGCACGCCTGCGCCATAAAGTACGGTTCCATCACCGCTACCAGGGGTTGGTAGGGTATAGAGCACAGCCCATACGTTGGATAGTTTCTGGGCGAATGAATTGGTCATCGTATTTACGAAAACATCGCCATTTTTGCCAGATGTATTCTGTGGCAAGACTGTGCCAAATGAAATATTTGCCCCGGTTGCAAGGTTAGCTTGTAAATATTGAAGCAACGAGGTAAACGTGTACTGATAGTCAGTGTTGTTATTCACAAGTGCTGAAATATCAGAACCATTTACAGCGGATGCCACGGGGAGTTCAGTTATTTTTTTGTCTGTTGCCATAATTAATTGTAAGGGATTTAGGGTTAGGATTTTTGTGCGCAGGCATGCTTGGTCCCCATCCGGTTAGTTGAGAAATTCATAGATAGGTGTAATCCCGTCTGATTGAAAAGAATCGCCAGGATAGTTGAAGACTGTATTATCAATACCTCTTATTCGCGGGCCGGACTGGCGGCTACTTTTATTTTTGCCGTTGTAGCGCCATAGTGGGAATTTATCTCTGTGATCCCATAAAAACTTCTCTATCTCGTTAGCATGAGCATTAGCAACGCTACGCTGCTGTTGCACAAGTTTTATAATGTCTTTTGGGGCTATTGCATCACCATTGTCATGCCGCTTTAAAACGGGGCCGGAAGCGGTATAGTGTACGGCGTCAGCTTCTATGAAACGTGCAAATGTGAAGTAAACCAGTGTTGGCGCCATGCCTTCATATAGCACAATATATCCATGTTTATCGAGGTATTCGACACCGTTAAAGAGATTCTTATATTGCTGTGGTGCGTCGTCCTTTATAGTGCCATCTTCGTTAAAGTGTTGAATAAAATCGTAATAGAGTGCATGGCCTAAAAATGGCTTCAGGTCAAGATCTTGTGCCTTTTTTATAAACACATCTAACCGGCTCGGCTTTATGTTTACAGAGATGTCTTCGTATCGTTGGAATGTTGTTTGATTAATCAGGTTCATGTTGATTAAATTGAATGTGAAACCAATTGAATTAAAATCAATTACTACGCGGGATTTACGGCACTATTTGTCTGAAGAGCACATCGCCTTGGCTTCGGCCTGCTTAAATCCGTATGCATAAATTAAAGTTGCAATCTTGGCTTCGACAGAAATGTCGGATAATAACAGTTGGTTGATATTGTTACCAGCTTTTAACCCTGTTGTATCATCAGCTACGTTTGCCGGGACGGGTAAAATATTCCAATTTTTTTCGGGGTTAATTACAGTATAAAATTTGCTGAAAATATCTTCGAATGCTTCAGAAAGCTCAAGCCTGTCCGGAGCTGTATTGTCGTTAAACTCACAAATAGCTTGCTTCTTTTCGCTACCGTTGCTTAAGCCCGAAGATTTTTCAGCGTTTATCAACTCTTTCGGAATCGAAAATCCTTTTATAATACGCGCTTCTACAGACTTTTCTGTTGTTTCAAAGAGCTTGTCATTGTTTTGAATAGCGTATGGCTGAAACTCGGGTTTGGCACTTTCGTCTTCATATTCAATTACAATGATCTTTTGTGCGCTTTTAGCACCCTGGAATGATCCGAGATCTTTTTCCAATTGCGACGGCCTATTGCTATAAGGTTGCTCATCGCTGTCTGGCCGGCTATTGTCGGCTTCTTCACGCCGGGCTTGCATAAAGAGCATTGTGGAAGGAAGGAAGCCTGTGGTAACTTCCCGGTTATTGAAGATCTTTATGCCGGCTTCGGTTTCAAAATCTTCCCAAACACTGTCGGCCTCAATTAAAGGGTAATCGTCGAGTTCCGGATTAAAATAATAGAGCTGGCCTTTGTAGTTTTCCCAGCCACCGGCAGAAGACACCTGGTCTTTTATGGCCTGTTCATCGGGATTGTATTTATCAAGGAATGTTATCTTGCTACGCATGATATTTTTCCAGGTTTTGCGGCCCCAATCGCTATATATGGCATATTTATCAGCAGTTGTCGGGTCATCAGTATCACCCATCCTTATGTCTTCGAACTTAACATAATTGACGGATGCAATTTTGAAATTGGCATTGTAGTTCACTTGAATTCCGAAGCCGGTGAATAACGCTTTATCGGTTGCTGCGGCCTTTAATAGTTTGGCGAGTGTTAAGCCATTTGCGTTAACTATCTGTTTACCTAAATTGGGTTTTTCAAAGCCGTTACCTGCGATGAATTTTGCCCTTTTATTCCAGCAATCTTTTGCGGTGGGGGAGGCGGCCACCAGTTCGAGCATTCTTTGTGGATAGGCGTTATCCATATCATAATTAAGGATGCCGAAGGTTTGGTTAGGCCTTACAAGGATGCGCCTTTCAATTTGTGGAAGGTAAGTTTTCATATTTTCTCCTCGCTCCCTGAAGGGAGAGTTAGCAGGCTAACTTCTTTAATAGCTGATCTTCTCTTTATTTTATCGGGTTGCTTTGTAGTTCCTATTTCTCCGTCGACGGGTTCTTCAATCGGTAATTGCACAAACAAATTCGTTATGTGGGGATATTTAGCTAAATACCATTCGGCTTCTGCATCTGTCAGGTTATCATTGTCATGAACAGGGTGCGAACCCGGGGCGAACTGATGCTTGCCGGGTTTTAAGATATATTTTTTTGTCATGGATGCTGATTGATAATTCGTGAAACATTTTAGCTTAATTGTTGGATAAGTGGTCCATAATGTATCTTGCGATAACTATGAACCACTACCAAACGATGGTTTAGGCTAATAGTGCCTCTAATGCAGCTATTGTACTTGCATAGGTAGCGGAGCCGCTTTCGGGAGCGATGGAAACCGCACGTGGGGGATACGGCTCGCGCAACTTATCGGGGTTGGTCAGCTTAAGTTTATATCCGCCATCCATTGTTTCGTCGGCTGCGCTGCGCTCTGCGTCGGTCAGTATCAGGCCGTTTACGGCGCCGAATAATTCGACAGCAGAATCGCTGGAGTTAAAGTTGTTAACTACGATTGCGCGAACGCGGCCATAACCCATCGCCATTAACTGCGCTTTGATCCCTACAGAAAAGCCAGCAACGTTAAAGTCGATTTCTTCGGTGTAGCGCGGGCCGACGGAGGTTTTTGCCAATTTTGATACCGAGTTAAAGCTGTTGTTGGTGCCTTCGAACTTGTATATTTTGGCTGTATCGACCGCCGTGAGGCTGGTTACGATCAATGGATTCATTGTGTCGTAGGTGAGTGTGATCTCGTCCTGGTTGAAGATGTAGATCACGTCTTCAATACCGGCTGTAACCGGCGAGCCTGTACCGAGGCTGAAGCCTGCATTTATTTTATTGTAGATTGACATGTTTGTTTAATTATTAAATTAATGATTAATTGAATTATCGATTGGGGTTGAATTGGTGAATGCTGACGATGAGATCTATATTTCACTAATTCAATAAATCAATAATTAAGAGTTATGCGCTCAGGTAGAATAATTCGTTAGCGAATTTGAAGTTTACGGCGGCTTTCATGCGAGCTTTCATGCGTACCACGTTGTCGTTGGTGTATGGTTTCATGTAAACGGTTGAAAGCTCTGAAGCATCGCCTAACAGATCGACACCTAAGAATAAATTTGATGCGCGGGCACCTAAAATTGTGTTTGCCTGCCAGTGATTCATCAATTGCAACGGTACACCAAGGTAATCCATCTTCTTAGAGTCGGTAAAAGCGTTTAGTACGTTCACCGCCTTGTCAGCTTGGGCCTGTGCATAAGCGTAACCTACATGCAATGGAATTTGAAGATTGAAGTCGTCCTGGCTGCGATCTGCGGGGTCAAGCTGAGCATATACGCCGGTCAGTACGCTCAATACGTTGCTGGCATTGATGTAGCTAACGGTTGCGGCAGATGACGTGCCGGAGAAAGTGGCTGCTTTACGGGTATTGATCTCGTTATAATTACGAACCAGTTTAAAAGTAGTTGAGCTTAATACCTGGATGAAGTACGATTGTCCCTGCACATCTATACCCGAACCGCCGTTGGTGGTATCCTTGCTGGTGCCGGTTACTGCCGAAATTGTGACAACGTCGCCATCGGCTAATGTTGCGGTGCTTGATACGGTTACTACCCCTGATGCACTAATGGCAGTCGCAGCCATTGAGGTTGCAGGTTTGCTTAAGCCGACTTTGTAAACGCCTGACGCCGCTGAGATTGTAGGCAGTAAGCCAGCGAATGATGCCGTGAACGAAGCTTCTTTGGTGGCCGATTTACCGAGCCAATACAAGCGCTCGTTGGCAATCTGGATTTTGGTGAGGTAACGCTGAACCATAAAGTCGGACAGATCAACAACGCCTTCATAATCGAGGAATGCGCCTGGTTTCAGGCTTTGGGCCTCCCAGCTTTGTACCAGCTTATCCCATTGTTCCTGTTTCATAA